TATCTATAACTATACCTCAAATCAAAGCTATCCATGCTATTAAGTCTGCGATTGGTTGGTCTGATTATAAGTATAGAAGAATAATGAAATTATTATTTAGTGTTACAACTTGTAAAGATTTAACAAGTAAAGATGCTAGTATCTTAATTGATATGATGCAAACATATAAGAAAGGTAAGGTAGAATAATGGTAGAACAATTTATATTCACATGCGAAAAATGTGGTAAAGATTTTTATTCTAAGACAGACCCAAGCGGCTGGCGACATAAGATGTGTAATGCATGTAGTGGTAAACCTTATAAGGACTATCCCGTTGGTAGTAACGTAAGTGTAGCACCTACATATACACCTAGACCAGTACCTACTGCAAAGCCTGTATACAATAAACCTGCTATAGAAACTCCCAAGCAAGAGTTCAATCTTCAAGAGTATATATCGGATTTATTAATGGTGTATGTTGCGTTGCGTGATATGATTGATGAAAGTGGATTGACTATTCCTCAAGAAAATATATGCCAATGGGCAACAGGTATAATGATACAAAAAGGTAAAGCTAAGTTGATGTAGGGAGTGTGATATGTGGATATTATCTGATAAGGCAATGGCTAAAATAGTAGGTGGTGATTTTGATTATGTGGTTGAAACTGCTAAGGAAGATAAGTCATCAACTATTACTCAACTATTTGAATGTCAATGTGAGTATGAAAGCTATAATGGATTTAGAAAGTTCTATAATAAATATCTTAAACCTATTATCAATAGTATATCTTATGTAGATGATGATAAATTAATAGCAAAAATAATTAGGAAGTTATTTAAGATTAGATGAGGAAAGATAATAAGGATATACTAATAGGGTTGGTTGGTACTCTAACCGACCAAGAATGTAAAGATATTTATTACCTGATAACAGGATATAAAGATAACTTAGATATACAATTTGATTTAGTTAAGTTATCCTATGGACAATACAATAAGCTTGTATGGTTATGGGGTAAAGATAAGACTGATAAATGTATAGAGATACTTAATGATTGGTTGAAGAAGAAAGGTATAACGAATAATATATCTTGCTATAAACAACTGATTACTTGGGTAGAAAGAAAATATTATCAATTATATCCTGCGAATGATAAGTCGTTAAAGTTTGATAGTAAAATAGATACCGCTTGGAAAGCTAAACGATATATACAAAGAATACCTAGTGAACTTAGAGCTTATGATAGTGAGGTTAAGTTCCTAGTTAATAAGTTTGGTAAAGATATTTTATTGTAATATAGTTGCGAAGCTTTGTCATAGTGCGCCTAATTATAGAGGGTAGTTCATTTACCCTCCTTTTCTTTTGCAAGCATAATGTAATTGGATAGCATAATAATCTCCAAAGTTATTCGTCTTAGTTCGAGTCTAAGTGCTTGCGTTTTTTGAGTTGACAATTATATAGAAGGAATAAAATGGAATATTTAACAAGAACTTATGTTATTAAGGTTAAAGTAACCGAAGATGATTGGATGGAATTTGATGAAATAGACGATATATTAGGTGATGTTGATGTAGAATTATTAGAAGTATACGAAGAAAAAACGGAGATATAATGAATACAGAAATAGAATTAAAAGCTATAAGATACTTATTAAATGATTTAATATTATACGTTTATGATTTAAGGGTAAAGCTAGATGAACTAGCCCCAACTAAACGCAAGTATACAATAGGTGAACCCAATGCTAAGGGAGATAGTGTTAAGTTTGACTTATTCTCTATGCCTAAAGATAGGTATATGGAGTTAATAAATAAGTTTGGTATAGATACTATTAATAAAGCTTGCGTTAAGCTAGATGAATTTATAAAGCTTAATGAGTACATCCCATACCGTACACCGTATATGAGTTTAACTAGAAGATTTATTAAAGAGGTACAAAATGATAATACAAATTGATAGCAAAGAGGGAGTAATTTATAAGATAAGTGGTAATTACTTATGTGATATAGAATGTTTTGAAATAGAAATAATAAAGAATGAACTACCATGCGATACTACTTATAGAATAGAACTAGCAGATGGTGATTATCTCAATATGAGTAAAGGTGAATTTAAAACTCTATATAAAATATTAGATAATCCGCAAGTACAAAAATGGATATATTCGGAGGAAGACTAATGGATAAAGAATTTATAAATAATCCCGTACAGCTTATGAAAAACCTTATGGATGATTATGCAGAACTTAAAGCCGAGAATGAAAGACTGAAAAGAGAAGACGAAATTATTACAGGTATGTGCAATAGTGCAAGTAATAGATTTGATAAAATATATCAGACCTTGCAAGAGATAAAGGCTATTGCTGAAAGTATATTTATTGAAGGTGATATGAGTAATACTTATAGAATTATAAAGGGCTTAAAAGAAATTATAACCAAAGCGGAGGAAGAATGAAAAACTACGAAATACAAGAACTTGAATATATCAGAGTGCAATTAGTTCGTTTATTAGTAAACGAAAATAACGCAAAACAAGCACATAAAATTTCATCTCTCATTAGAACTATTGAAAATTGGCAACACCAAATAGATGTGGAAAGTGAGGGGTAGGATGTGCGATTTAGAAATTAAATACGCACCAACAGAAAAATATCATAAAAAGGAGGAAATTATATGCCCTATGTAATTCGGAATTGCCCTGCAAGATATTTATCAGGAGTTTGTGCTGATAGACCGTTAACATTTTGTGAAGAATATGATAATTGTCCAATAAAACAGATTGTAGAGTTATGTAAGCAATACAAAGAAGACTATAATACAACAAATGAAGGATGGTTGTTAGCAAATAATATTACTAATTTATTATACATACAGGAGGTTGAATAAGATGTGGATGATAGATATAGCAGAAGTGTTAGAAAAATTTTATAAATTTATTACAATTACTTGTTTTATAAGTGTTCCATTAGCAATATGGAAAATTATAGATATAATTATATGGCTAATACAACATTTTAGAATAAATATAATTTAGGAGGTTGAATAGATGTATGAACTACTGTGTAGTTAGTGGACAGATAGTAGGTGATATAGATAACCAACTTAATGACGAGATGAGTTGTTGTAAGTTTAATATTAAGAACTTATATTATAAACCTAATGTATCTGCTACAGAGAAAACTATTATAAGATGTATATGCTATGGTGCGTTAGCAGACTATGTGTACAATGAATTGTATGAAGGAGCTAATGTTATTATAACAGGCAGAGTACTAAACCGCCATTATATATCTAATAATATCCATATAGATAGATTATATATAGGTTGTAATACAGTAAGTAGATTAGAACAAGAGGAATATACATAATGGAAATAAATGATGATATATATAAAGACCTATTAGGTATATGTTTGGTAGACTCAACCAAACTACCTTATATTACTACTAAGATTACTTTAAATGATATACCTAAAGGTACTTATTCTACTGTATACAATTGTATATTAGATTTATATAACTTAGGTGTAGATGTCGACATCGTTACCGTGTCGAACCGATTACTTAATACAAAGAAGTTAAAGGATATAGGTGGTAGGTCTACAATAAACGACTTAGCTCTTAATGCACCATCATCTTCTTTCGTTAAAAAGATTGTAGAAGAAATAAAACAACAGTCTATGTATAGAAGTGTAGCTAATGTATTAGAAGATTTTAAAAATACTTTATCTACTTCTACAGATACTACAGCTACTTGCATGGATTATTGCAACAGGATTAATAACATTATCTCTGGTAATAATATAGATGATAAGATAGAAACAATATCAGATAGTGCAGATGAAGTTATTAGAGACTTATACGAAAGCAAAGAGAAAGGTTGCATAGGTTTAGATACAGGTTACCCTAGCCTTAACTATTACTTAGGGGGATTTCAAAAAGGTAAGATATATATTATAGGTGCTAGGGCTTCAATGGGTAAGTCTGCGTTGGCTATGAATTTAGCTGAGTATATATCTAAAGATAAGAATGTACTGTTTATTTCTTTGGAGATGGATAGACGTGAGTATGCTCAAAGGTTAATGCTTAGTCGTGCTGGTGTAGATATTAATACAGTAAACTCTGGTAGAATATCTGATGAACAAATAGATAAAGTAAAAGAACAAGCTGAATATCTAAAGTCTTTAAATTTATTTATTGAAACTAAAACACCTTGTAAGGTATCTGATGTAGAATTAGCTCTAATTAATCTACAATCTACTAAAGGTCAATGCGATTTAATTATAGTAGATTACCTACAATTATTAACACCTACTTCTAAATCAGGTAAGTCTAGAGAGAACGAAGTAGCTGAAATGAGTAGGGAACTAAAGAACTTAGCTGTTAAGTATAATGTACCTATAGTTGTACTATCTCAACTATCAAGAGCATTAGAAAGTAGGGAAGATAAACGACCAATGCTGAGTGACCTTAGAGAGTCTGGTAGTATTGAACAGGATGCAGATGTAGTTATGTTTGTATATAGAGATGAGTACTATCATCCAGAAGACCCATTAGTTAGAGGTGGTGCTGAATTACTTATTCGTAAGAATAGAGGTGGATGTAATAATAGAAATGTAGATATGTGTTTTAATTCTAACAAAGTTAAATTCACAGAACAGATTAAAATATAGGGAGGTTTATAACTATGTATGTGTATTCAATATATGGATACGGTAAGGGTAAGACTGAGAGTGCTATAGGAATGATTGTTAGAGCTGTAGCAAATGGACATAAAGTATTATTTGTACAATTCCTTAAAGATGGTTCATCCTCAGAAATGCAAATACTTAAAGATAAAGTAGATATAATGAATAGTAATACCGATAAAATAATATTACCAAAAAATAAAACAGAAGCTGATACTCATAGTATAGTCAACTTGTTTAATATGGTAGAGAAGAAAATTATTTCAGGAGACTATAATTTATTAGTGTTAGATGAAGTTTTAGTAGCATTAGATATGGGGATGATATCTTATCAAATGGTTAAAACTCTAATTAATATATGCAATAATAAGAATATAGATGTATATATGACAGGTAGAGTTAGGGATAGAGCTACTAGATTGTTTGTACGTGAGATAAGTGATAGTGTTACGGATGCACACTGTGTAAAACATATGTTTGATACATACTGTACAGAATGTGATAAATCATATCCTTATCATTATACTTATTGCCCCGATTGCGGTAGCGAACTACAGGTTTCAAGACCTTGTAAATTAGGTAGAGATTATTAATAGGAGGATTGAATGGAAATTATTTATTATTGGTTAGTATGTGGTTTAGTAACAGTAATATCATTATCAGTTATAGATTTCTTGGGTTGGAAAGTAGTTGAAACTTATATTTAAAGGAGAGAGAATGAATATAAAAATAGACTGGGATAAAGTAATAGAAATAGAACCTCATATTGAAGGTGACGATGTATATACAATCTGTATAGTATTTAATGATAGTCAAGTAATGAGTTATGCGTACAATAATAAAGAAGATTTTATTAAAGATTACACAGATATAATGTGTGGAGGTAAGTTATGATAATATTTACAGGTGTTAGCTTAGTTATAGCTGGGTTATTAATGATTATAACTAGCGGTATGATGGTTATGGCTTTTGTTAATATTGTTAAAGACTGGAGGAAATAATGAAGTTTATTTCACCTTTAAGAGTGTTTGCTACTAAAGTAAAACACTTTGTACTTAATCTTAATCAATATCGTAATACTCATTTCAGAGTATTAAATAACTGTAAGATAAATTATAAAGAAGCAATGGCTGAACAAATTCAATCAGCTCCTAAATATAAGAAGGTATTATGTGTATATAAAGTATATGCAGGTAATAGACGTAGCTTTGATTTAGGTAATGTGTGTAGTGTTCATGAAAAATTCTTTGAGGATGCATTTGTTGAGCTAGGTAAGTTAGAAGATGATAATATAGACTTTATACCTTTAGTTATTTATATGGGATGTGGTATAGATAAAGATAATCCTAGAGTAGAGATAGAGGTATTAGAGTTAACTAAAGAAAATTTAGACTTGACATTTAAAATGATATATGATATACTAAATATAGAGGAGGAATAATTATGTGTAAGTTTAATGTTTATGATGTATCAGAAATACAGGAAAATTTAGAAGCTTATCTAAAACTTCTTAAATGGATACCTGCTGCGACTATAGATGAGGAGATAATGAGAGAAGCTAGGATATCTCATGTTAAATACCTTATAGATAAATGCGATGATGTTATAGAACATGAAAAGATAAGGAGTACAAAAGATGAGTAAAGCTATTATAGATGTAGATAGTTTCCTTTATAGAGCAGCTACTACTTGTAATGAGTTAATAGAAATACAGAATGGTATTTACTATGAAGCTTATAATCTTAATAAAGCTAGGGAATATTTAAAACAAATATCTAAAGACTTAACTACTAAGGTAGGATGTACTGAGTATATATTTGTAACAGGTGGTGTAGGTAAGAACTTTAGGTACGTTATAAATCCTAACTACAAATCTAATCGTAAGAAACAAGCTAAGCCTATAATGTTAGATAAGGTTAGAGAGTTAATCTTCAACGAGTTCCCTACCTGCTATATCCCTCATCTAGAAGCTGATGATACTTGTAGGATATTGCTAGAGGATAATAAAGATAATGTAGTTGTAAGTATTGATAAAGACCTACGAACATTCTCTGGTAAAATATATGATGCCTATCATGATAAGATGCGTTGCATCACACCTAAACAAGCTGAGGTGAACTTTAAACGTCAGTTACTTATCGGAGATAAGACAGATGGTTATAATGGTATACCGAAAGTAGGACCTGCTACAGCAGATAAGTTATTATTAGACGGTATAACTATAGACGAGATAGCTGAGAAGTATATCGAAGCTGGGTTATCGTTAGATGATTTTAAGACTACTTATAACTGTGCTTATATTCTAGGTAAGGATAATTATAACGATGGTGTTATTACTTTATACGGAGGTGAAAAATTAAATTTGAATGAACTATCCAATTAACGCTAATAATGTAATAAATTGGCTACGGTTATTATTAGCCGTTGGCGGTATAGACGAGAAGGATAGAGAGGATGTATTGAGATACATCAAGCGTACCGATAGGATACGTAGACAAAAAGAATTAGATAAAATATTCGGAGGTGAAGAATGGTAGATATAGCTAAATGTAGTCGTAAAGACTGCGAGAAAAGAGGTACTTGTTTTAGGTATCTAGCAGATAGTGAAGACTATTACCAATCGTATATTGTCATAGGTGCTGTAGATGTAGAAGATGGATGTAATATGTATTGGCAATGCAGGAACCCTAAAGAGTTAGCGTATATGAATAAAGTTAATAAATAACTTTATACCCTTACAATACATAGTATCGTTGCGGAACAAAGTGACGGATGAATAGACTTAATAGAGATTAGAAAGGAGAATGATTATGAGTTTATTTGATGTATTTAAGTTAGCTGGCGATTATGCTAAAGCTAAGAAGTATTTAGAAGGTAAGAAGGTAGATGTTGAAAAGATTAAAGTGTTAATCGAAAAGCTCAAAGACCTTATTGAATACGTTAGAAACCTAGTAGAAGAATTAAAGAACTATATAGGTGGTGTACAAAATACTATTGAAGGATTAAAGAAATTAATAAAGGAGGATGAATAATGACTATATTGAATACTGAAGAATTATTTGATGATACTGGATGTATACCTGTATGGGGTAAAGTAAGTGCTAGTGGTAAACCATTCTACACATTCCAATTAACTAAAGAAGATAAATATATCTTATTTCCTCAACATCAACAAAATCCTAAAGCCCCTAAGTTTGTACTTAAAAAAGTAGATAGTGAAAAGAGAGAGAAGGTAGAGTAGGTATATCCTACCTACCTTTATAGGAGATATTATGGAAGACTATAGTAATGATGATATTATTAAAAGTTTATTTAGTGCATTTAATAGAGCTAAAGAAGATATTATAAAGGACTATATAAATGGTAAGCTAAACAAAGAACAATATATAAAAGAGATGAGGAATTACGATGGAAGTAGGAACTAAATACGATGATGGTAAACCTAGACTAGCTGAGATGGTAATAGACTTTAAAGAACCTCTACTGGAGTTATGTAAGGTATGGGAGTTTGGTGCTAATAAGTATAGTAAGTCTAATTGGAAGTTAGTAGATAATGGCAAAGACCGTTATACAAATGCTATGTTGAGACATTTGGTACAAGAGGATGATTGCTTAGTTGATGATGAAAGCAAACTACTCCACGCATCTCATATAGCCTTCAATGCTCTTGCTAGATTATATTTTATAATTCAGCAGAATAAAATAAAGGAGGACGGTAATGCTACAAGATAAGATAGGCATTTTACAAAGAGAGTTTGATAGGTTTAAAATTAATTTTCAAAATGAATTAGATAATTTAAAAGCTAGCAATAATAGTAAAATAAAACTAGATGAGATATATAGATTAATCTGTAATACAAGAGCTACTGGGTTTGAACCTCAAAAGATAGTTATCTCACCTGATGTAGATGAAACTATATGGGACTCTCACTTTACGAAAGGTTATAGTTTTTATTTATTTGGCATACCTTTAGAAATAAAAACAGATGGGTATAATGAGATAACAATAATAAGTAAAAAAATAGACGGCTAGGATTAATTTCCTGCCGTCTTTCTCTTTGTTTATATATAAATTATCCTAATTGATAGTACCCCATCTTAAATCGCATCGTATATGCCTTAGAATAAACGTTCTTATTATATCTATATTGTAGCTATCTTGCTACGATACCAATTAATTTTATTCCTTAACCAACTGCCTACAGATACTCTATCATATAAAGCTATACAAGGTAACTTATCTATATCTATCTTACCGAATGATGTAGTATGAGGGTTCTTATGGCCGAATTCTGAATGTGTTAGGATAGTATTATTAGTAATAGGTATACCATATACTTTAGATAACTCAGCACATTTCTTGCATAGAGCTTCTAATTGTAGTCTTTTAACGGGATACTCGTCAGAGTAGCACGCACATAATGCTATACCTATATTCCCAGTATTATGACCCCCACAATGCCGAGCATAATTTCCGTCCTTGCAATTTAAGTTGTCTTGAGGTTTATGATTACCATTAATTATTTTACCATCACCATCAACTAAAAAATGATAGTGTTCTTTATCTGTAGCATTAGGGTTGTAAGTTCCACCAGTCCATTGTTACCAATGGATAGTTATCATGTTTAAACTACCCATATTAATCATCACCTCCTAATATGATATACCAGCTTGTAATGGTTGTCCGTGCTGAGCTGCCCAATTATTATATGCATCTTGTTCAACTTCTCCAGAAACTGTAGGTTGAGATAATCCTTCGTATATAGCTAATGGGATAGCAACTCTTTCTAATATTTTACTACCATATCGCATGGCTGAGTTATTAAATAATCTATTAACTATTCGTTGCATCTTAGTATTGGCTGGCAAAAAATCTTTATCTGGATTATAAGATACAATTTCCCACTTGTTATTTATTCCTGAATAACCTTTTCTTTTTAAGTAGTCTTGAAATCTTTTACCATATATTTCTTCTTTACTAAAATAAGGATGCCCTAGAATATTGCTTTTATATATATCTCTAGGTGTTGTAAATTTAGACTCTGGATTAATAAAAAATCTACTAACTTTATCTCCATATATTTTATCTAATGATAAATCGTTAGCGGTAGATACATATCCTCCTTTACCAAAATTAAGGTTATATTTACTTCCATCTTTTCTAATACCTGCTTTAGATACATCAAATTTATCAAATATAAAGTCTTGGTCTCTATGAAACACTTCTCTTGGTTTAATTGATTGTAGATATTTAGTAATTAATAACTTATTATCTGTTGATACTTTTGGTAATCCTTTATATTTTGTACCATATTTAAACTCATTTATTCGTTCTGGTGTCCATGGAGTATTATACTGGTCTCCAAATCTTAAGTCTAGTAGTTCATCTATCTTATTATAATTTCCAGTCCTCATAGACCAGTCTGCTAGTTCGTTTATCCATTTAGGCATAGGTTGTTTACCTTCATTGAAAACTTGTAGTTCTCTTGGGTCTACCCACTCTGGAATATCTTGCGAAAAGTTTATATTATTTATATTATCTATCCATTCATATATTGGTTTTAATTCCATATTATATCCTATCTATTAATACATATTAAAAAAGTTTTCTCTAGGGTAATCTATCCCATATTTCATTGCATCTCTTTTTAAATATTCTTGGTATAGAGGATTATTTCTTAATCCATTCATAAATACCTGAGCTAATGCATCTCTAGTCCAACCCTGTTCTCCTACAGGTTCCCAACCTTGTCTAATCATATAAGGATTAGGAGCTATATATCCACCAAATAATTGTCCTAATCTACCTTCATAAGCTTTACCGTAATCTCTCATTATATTATCCTTTCTTTAACATAATCCCACGCATATCTAATACCTACTCCTATAGCAATAAGTATACCTATAGCTTTATCTCTAAACTTCTCTAAAGCTGATACTCTTTTATTTATATTTTCAGTAAAGGAAGTTAAATCATTCCTTAGCTCTTTAAGCTCATTGTATATCAAGTATTGTACATCATCCATTATCTTATCCTTTATAATTTATATATAATATATTATACTATATTAATATAATATTACTATTATATATAATATATTATCTATATTAAGTATACAATTTATTATTATATATAGTATTTATATATAATAAATTATTATTAGTAAATAACCAATTAAGATTAAAATTAACTCCTAATCTATATAACTTACATATAGATTTAGGTATAGTACCTAAAGCTATCATTGCTTCATATAATAAATTATTACAAGTATTAAAATCTACATCTAGTAATTCTAAATATTCTATAGGTATATCCTTACATCTTATTACATCTTGTTTAATAGTCTTATCATATTCAGTATATAGATATTCACTATAGATAACTTCTATAGGTAAATTAACTATAATTACCTTATGGTATCTACAAC